GGACAAGGTGAATTATATATATTATATATATTATATACTTATAATATGCTTATAGGATTATAAATTATATATCATGGGTACTACATTTCCAAAATTATCCAAGATGCCACTAAAAATTCAAGAAGATGTTCTGGATAATATGTCTGCAGCTTCAGCTAAAATGATTGAAAGAGACGCTGATGTCATAGAGATAGATGGTTCATTATACCACTGTCATCCAGCTGTATCAAATTTACTGAATAGCTTGTGGGAGCAAATAGAGGGTATGAAAGAGAGCATAAAAGCACTTGAAAATGCGAGAAATTAAGGGAGTAGAACATTACGTCTACGAAGATACAGACGAGTTTCGTCACTACCATGATATTAAAGCTAAAGATGATTGGAGAACTGCTGATGAGGGAGATTGGGTCATAGCAGATGATGGAGGAGTTGTACAACTTCTTAAAGTATCAAGAAGCATTAAGCATCCTAATGATAGGAAAAATTACCGTTATGCTAAAGGTTGGTGTCGCACTGTCGTTGGTACGTTTCTACTTAGAGATACAGCAAAGATGGATACAGACTTTAAAAAACATAAGAACAGATATACGTTCTCTGGAAAGATTAAAAACCCCAATCAGCGAATTAAGGAAAGGTCTAAGGTTACAAACAAGGAGAAATCGTTTGCGACAAATGTTGTTGTCGGTATGGGTGCGGTTAAAGCGTACATGGATGCATATGGTGAAGTGGATGAGTATAAGGCTAAGAAGAAATCGGCATTATTATTAAAACAGAGGAGAGTTATGAGTGAAGTAGAAAAAGGTGTGAAGGATATAGCAATACAATTAGGTATTGACCATGAGTATGTTCTGGGAAAGCTGAAATATTTAGCTGACCATAGCAATGATGAGAATATCTCTTTACAGTCACTAAAAGAGTTAGGAAAGTCTATCGGTACTTTAGGCAATCAGGCAAAGAAGATAGAAACTGGAGTTGTTGGTCTATTCAAAGGATTTACTGACAAAGAACTCCAACTAGCTGATAGAGCAGATGAAATAAAACAAATAGAAAGCGAGAATAAATGATGATATGTCCCCATTGTTCTTCAATGGATATTATAAAAGACGGTAAAAAGACCCGTAGAGATGGTACTGAAGTACAGTCTTTTCACTGTAAATCATGTGGTAAGTATTTTTCGATACCTATAGAGCATATAGCACCAGACCAATCAGTAGTGGATTCTGGAGAGGTATTGCAACTTAAATTTGATGAAGTAATAAGGGTTCATGGTCTTACTGATATTCATGTAGGAGCTGTAGAACATCATCATAGCAAGTTTAAAGAAGCTGTAGCAAAAATTTACAAAGATGATAATGCACGATGGTTTGGTAATGGAGACTTGATAGAATGTATACCACCAGCTTACAAGATAAGTCAAAGGGGTCAGTTGATTCCTCCAGACGAACAAGTGGAGTCTTTTCTAGATGCTGTAAGACCAATAATGGACAAATGTTTATTCATCAGAGGTGGTAATCACGATTATATAAGAAGTATAAATGCTCTGGATTATGATGTTGTTCGTTCTATGGCTAGGGAGATTGGTACGCCATACTATAGACTTCCTGGGTATACTCAAATAGAAGTTTCTGGAAAGAAATGGAACCTTGTTTCTGGTCATGGGAAAAGTGGGGCGAAGAATGGAGACCTAGAATTAGGAGCTATGGCAGCTGTGTATTCTCAAGGCGATGTTTTCTATTTAGGGCATAATCATCAATTATATGCTAAACCTGTTGATTCTCTAATAATAGATAATGGCGAAGAACGATTACACAGGAGATGGTATATCCGTGGTGGCAGCTTTTTGAATTATGCAGATTATGCTAGATATAGTTACTATGCTATTGTAAGGACAGGTTGGGTAACTATGCAATTTGATAAGAACACAATAAAATGTTGGGAGAATTGATATGAATGAGGGAGATTGGAGAGACCCTATGATACCTAGTAAAATAGAATTGCCATTAGATATAGCAGTATCTGATTTGAAAAGGTATAAAAAGGACTTACCATTTAATTTGTACTCTATGACATCTTCGCAGGTTAATAAGCTAAAGAGAATGTTAGCTATTATAGAGGGCATGGAAATTCCAGAGAAGATAACAAATGATTAGGCAGGATTATGACTACACTCCACGAAAACGTGGAAAGAAGACTAGACAGGGAACTGGAAGAAATACTAAGTATGGCAATATGGTCAGTAAAAAATACTATAAGAAAAAACCTAGAGGTCAGGGAAATTGAAAAAAAGTAAAATAGAAAGTAAGTCATTCAAGACTCTTGTAAATTCTTTAGATGCTGAGATTGAGGAAAAGAAGAGATATGATTACATAAAGAAGTTTGCTGTTGCGCAATCATTGATAGGGGTAGATAAGACGTTAGAGTGGAAGAGAAAGATACTAGGGAGTAAACCGCTAGAAGAATCTTCATTGGAAGGTTTAGAAGCATTAATCAAAAAGTTAAGGGGAGTATATAGGTGGCAAAGAGAAAAGCAACAAGAAAACAGCTAGAAACAATAGTACAGGCTATTGATATGAGGACTTTTCAAGGTATAAAGGCTATAGATTATCTTGTGAGTGCTTATATAGACTTTAAGGGTGATACTGAAGAGTTTGAAGAATTTTTAAAGAAGAGAATAGATGAATCTGAACAAGAACAACGTAAGCCAAGCGGAAAAGATATTATTATTAGCAAGTAAGGATTTAATAGCTTTTGGCAAGCTATTTCTTCCTGACGATTTTTTAAGGTCTGAGACTCCGCCA